TTTACCTGCTAAGATGTTAACTATTCTTGACCCTTTAGTTGTATCTCACTACACCGCCAATGCTATGTTTAGTGCCATAGGAAGAAACACTAACTTTGTTAAAATAGCAATGATGATAGGTCATGCTTTAGAGACTGAATATAAATTAATCCTTCTAGAGAAGAAAGATGAGGATTTATATAAGAAGTTTGTAAACTATATTCAAGGTACTAATTACAAGAACAATAGACAATTTAAAGTCACAAACTCCTTATTGAGTAAGTTCCATGCTGACATAGCAAAGAATAATTTAAGCTTTTACAAGCTGGGGGCTAAGGCATTGCAGTTACTAACCGAATGCCAGCCTATAGTTAGGAATCAGATAACACCGCCTATGTGTTATATAAGTGAGAGTAAAGGAGTGGAGACAAGCATTAAACCTGCTAAGTGGGTTCAAGAATTGCTATTTGATATGATAACTAATAATGATGGGGCTATTCTCCCCGAGTACCATACCCCACTGATAGAGAAGCCTATTGATTGGACTAGTACTTACGGAGGCGGGTTCCACACTGATAGATTTAAGTATCCACTAATAAGGACAGAAGTAGATAGAGATGAGTTTACTAAAGTACCGCACAGGACACTTGAGGCAATCAATAGACTACAAGGTACTAAGTGGCAAGTAAACAAGAAAATCTTGGAGGTAATGAGTGCAGCATCTGAAAGCGATCTTGGGTGGGGTGATCTACCTACTACTTATACTGCTAAAGACTACCTTACTCCTTGTCCTCACGGAGATGTTGATAAAGCTTTTCTGACTGAGGAACAAAAGGCAGATAGGAAGCTATGGCGTGAACAGTCAGCACCGCACTATGCGGAGCAAGAGTCACGTAATAGTAAAGTACTTGCTATGAAGAGAGTATTGATTGAAGCTAAGAGGTTTCAGGATTATCCAGAGATTTACTTTGCATACTTCGCAGACTTTAGAGGTAGATTGTATCCAAAGGCTAGTAACTTACATCCACAAGGTACTGACTATGTTAAGGCGCTGCTTCAGTTCTCAGAAGGGAAGCCAATTGATACTTACGAGGCAGAGAAATACTTCTTTATGCATGGTGCTAATACGTTTGGGCATGGTTTAGACAAGAAAACATTAGTTGAGAAGCGTAAATGGGTACTAGATAATAAACATGAGATCATTAAATCAGCAGAGAATCCTTATGATCTCAGTGGTTTATGGCATAAATCAGATGAAGAACCTTGGTTATTCCTAGCTTTCTGTTTTGAATTTAAAGATTATATGACTCAAGATTACGCTAATCCTACATTTGTTTCCCACTTACCCATAGCTTTTGACGGTAGCTGTAATGGATTACAACACCTGAGTGCTATCCTGCTTGATGAGGTAGGTGGAGAGGCTGTTAATTTGACCGCTAAGCCTTTTAAACAGGATATCTATGACCTTGTTAGGGTAAAGACAGAAAAGCTCTTAGAAGCCAATTCTGAGCCTCTGGCAGCCGATTTACTTAAGTTCGGGATAACACGTAAAGCCTGTAAACGTCCGGTAATGATAGTACCATATGCAGGTACGCAGCGGGCTTGTAGGGCATACATAGCCGAACAGATAGATAAGGAAGGTGCCAGGGAAGCATTCGGAGATAACTATGCGGATATATTGACGTTATATACTAGTACAGTATGGGAGGCAATCAATCAGACTATAGTTAAGGGTAGGGAAGTTATGAATTTCTTAAAGAGCACAGCTAAGATAATACTAACTAAGGATGGAGGAAGTACAATAACTTGGACAACACCTAATGGCTTCGAGGTAAGACAGAAGATCACCAAGACTGAGACAGCGAGTGTCAAGACACCTCTAGGTAATGAAATAAAATCAAGGGGTTATATACAGAATAAGGTTTATGTAAAATCAGATATTTGTGATGTACGTAGGCACAGCACTGCTATCGCACCTAATCTAGTCCACAGCTTAGATGCCTGTCATTTACAAGAAACTGTAAACCATATGCCTTTAGACACGAGCTTTGCAATGATTCATGATAGTTACGGCTGTCATGCAGCAGATGCAGCTACTCTAAATAGTGTACTTAGAGATGTATTCTTAAGAATGTATAAAGATGGTGACTACTTAGACAAGTGGTTAGAAGCACAGGGTTTAGAATTAGATGCACCCGAAAGGGGTAGATTAGATCTGAGCCTAGTACTTATTGATGAGTTCTTCTTCTCCTAATTTTAGGGACTTCTGGAAGGCTGAAACCTCAATGATTTCGGTCACTTCCAAGGCGGTGAACTACAGAAGAAAGAACTCATTAGAATTAAACATATAATATGATACTGAGTTATCATAAAGGGACAATTATGAAATATATTATTTATCCAGATGGAACAGTAGAAAGAGTAGAAGACACTAAGGACGCTAAAGAAAAGACAGACAACTACGATTCACATAAATTATTCAAATAGGAGCTAGTATGAACAGATCAGAAAATAATATTATGTGGGATGTAATGGTAGACATCTTCTCTGCCTCTTCTTCAGATAGAACCAGAAACAATGTATTTGCTAGGTTAGATAGTTACGATAAGCATAATGGAGAGGAAGTAGAATATAACTTCTCACATGATAACATGGGATTGATGCTATGTTGGTTGCATAGATTTGATAAGGAAAATAAAAAGAGAGTACCTTCATTTGGTAAACACGTATTACACCCAATAAGATTCTTAGAATTTTTACATATGAAATATCCTTTCTTCTTTTTCTTACAAATTATAACATTTATTGATATGATAATAAGACATGGTATTATTAGGCGAAAAACCAACACTGGGCAGTACCATACCAGTGGCTTACTACTAGATTACTACCATGCTTATTCTTACAGAAATAAGATGACAATGAAAGTTTTAACCTTACTAATGAAAACAATGTTTAAGGATTGGGACGAGGTATTTACAATTTACCACGGCAATACTGAACATTATAACTACAAAGTCCTGCGAGCATTTAGAAGCAGGAGGGAGAATGTATGAGTACAGCACCAAAAAGAAAAACAGTATCAGTAACTACACCAGTTGGAAAAGTTGAATGGTTTGCACTAAATAAGACTGACCAGTTCGGGAACTACACTTGTGTACTACACTTAGAAGAAAGCCCAGAGACATTGAAACTAATCTCTATTATCGACTCTGTTGGAGAAGGTAAAAAGCCATATGAAAAGCAGGCTGATGGTTCTTTTAAGTTAAGAATGAAAAGTAGATCAAAGGGTACTAAGAAAAGCGGTGAGAGTTACACCGTGAACCCCCCAGTAATCTACAATGCGCTCGGTCAGAAAGTAGGTAGTCTAGAACTAGAGAAAATGAGTGTTGGTAACGGTTCTGAGATGAGAGCTAAGTTAGAGTTCTCAACGTATGCTATGTTCGATCAAGATACACAAGAAATTGTTAAAGGTGTCTCAAGCAAGATTAAATCAGCACAGCTCGGTAAAATCGTAGAGTTCCAATCAAGTAATGATCTTGGATTTGACGCACTAGAACTTGACTCTGTGGACCTCGGAGAAGAAAGTTCAGACGATTTTGATTTCTAAAAATAAAAAAGGTCAATTTACAGGTGAAAGCAGTTTTGAAGAAATGGAGTGTCAGGAATGTGGCACTCCCTTTACTCCTAAAAGTTATTCAGCTAAGTATTGCGATAAAGATTGTATGTATAAAGCCAGATCAAAGAGAAGGAAAGCTAATGTAAATTACAAAAAAAGCATACAGAATAATAACTATAAAAGAAAATATGGCATAACCTTATCAGACTATAATAAGCTTTTAAAACAGCAAAACAATAGATGTAATATATGTTCCATACATGAATCAGAGCTTAACACTAGACTATGTGTGGATCACTCACATGTCACTGGAACAATAAGAGGATTACTATGCCATAACTGCAATAGAGGAATAGGTTTACTTCAGGATGATTATCTTTTACTTGAAGTAGCTGCTAGGTATTTAAAGGAGTATTCAGATGAATAAACTATTTATACCAGTTAAACCAACACCTGCATCTAGACCTAGAATATCAAAATATGGTAACTACTACCCTAAAGGCTATACAGATTTCAGGAAAGAAATTTACAAATTCTTCAAAGGTCTTAAAAAAGAAGAGGTAGATACTACAGCACAGTTTAGGGTAGAGCTAGAGATCATTTGTTATAAACCACAGAAACCATCTAATGAATACCCACGGGGTGACATTGATAATTACGCCAAAGCATATTTAGATTCTATTACCTTTGCTCAGTTAGCATGGGAGGATGATATACAAGTGGTGGAACTCAGTGCAAGCAAGAGGTATCAAGAAGAAGGGGAAGATTATGGAGCGTTCCTTACAATCACCAGAATCAAGAGCACTTGAATTAATAAGACAGGCAGCTAATGAGTATAATAAAGCCGAGTATAAATTTTATCAAAATGGATTTTTCAAATTTGTCAGGGAAGGTAAACACACGATGCTTATCGAGGACATTTATGTTGAGCCCCAGTTCAGGAATACACCAATGTCACAGGCAATCATGGAGGCATTCTACGGTTTCATGCGTGCCGAAGGTATTATCTCCTACTACGGTAGGGTGTTCAAAGGGAGCAATAACTTCCAAAAGCGTATCAATACCTTCACCAAATGGGGCATGAGGATTGGTACTGAAAACGATTATTACACAATAGTAATAGGAGATGTAAAGTAATGGAAGAATCAGGAACATACTTATATAAGGAGGGTTGTGATGAATGTGGAAGCTCAGATGCAAACGCCATCTATTCCGATGGAAACTCTCATTGTTTCAGTTGTGGTTTTACAAAACGCAATCAACCTAGAACCGAGGTATCCAAAATGGAAAAAGCATTTAGCCCCAATATTATCGAGTACCCATCAACCATACGTGGACTTCATCGAACTACTCTAGAAAAGTTTGGTTACGGTGTAAATAATGGTACACATTTAACATATTACTATGATGCTCATGGAGGAATTGTAGCAGAGAAAAGAAGAACTAGAGAGAAAGGATTCTCTTGGACAGGAGAGGCTAAGAGGGCAACACTGTTTGGTCAGCAGTTATGGAAGCCAAACAAAAAACTAGCAATAACAATTACAGAAGGTGAGATAGATGCAATGTCTATATCACAAATACAAAATAATAAATACCCTGTTGTATCAGTACCAAACGGTGCTAATGCAGCTAAAAGAGATATTAAGAGACAGCTTGAATGGCTCCTTGGTTTCAGAGAGGTTGTACTTTGTTTCGATAACGACAAAGTAGGGCAACAAGCCGCAGAGGAAGTGGCAGCCTTATTTCCACCTAAGTTTGTGCGTATAGCCAAGCTACCAATGAAAGATGCTAATGACATGATGTTGAACAACCGAGTCACCGAGCTTTCAAACGCATTAAGGGATGCACAGGTTTTTACACCTGATGGAATACTAAAGGGAATGGATATTATTACTCGTCTTGAGAATGAAGAAGATGTAGTATCCTACCCATTCCCCGATTTTATGCCTAGCACTAACGCTATGTTGGGAGGTATTAGATTATCCGAACTGATGGTTGTAACAGCAGGTACAGGTAGTGGTAAAACTACAATGCTTAAGCAGTTACAGTATCATTATTTTAAAGAAACAAAATTAAATCAAGCACTGATACACCTAGAAGAACCGTTGAAAACTACAGCGAGAGACCTCGTAGGGATAGCAATGGATGTTAGAGTGCAACTCAATGATAGCGTAGACAAAGGTCTTTACATTGAAAAAGCTAGAGAAATATTTGAGTCAGTGGATGCTGAGGGGCAATCACGGTTCTGTCTCTACGACACCTTTGGTTCTATGGATAGCCAAGATTTATACAATAAGATTCGTTTTATGGTTAAAGGTCTTGACTGTAAAGTTATTTGGCTAGACCACTTGTCTATACTTGTATCAGACTTGGGACAACAGGGGGATGAACGCAGGGCTATTGATGCTATTATGCATGAGCTTAAATCCTTGACAGTAGAGTTAGGATGCTTCATTGGTCTTGTTGTACATCTTAATAACAATACACAAACACCTTTTGAAGAAGGTGGTTCAATCACTATCAATAACTTGAGAGGTTCAGGTGGCATTAAACAATTATCTGATTCTGTTAT